CCCTTTCCTCCATCATCAAGGAGAATCAGATGACTACGTTTAGCTTTCCTCTCAATATCCGCAACCATGAGCCGCCCGGCCCTGAAGCCGTCAATCTCGTGGAAGCGCGCGTTCCGGGCCGCTACTCGGTCGTAGTGAACACGGCCAAGACTGGCACGGCGGCTGCGGCGACCACCATCCCGCTGTTCGTTGCTCCGGCTGGCTCCACTTTCTACGAGTGCGTCCTCGATGTTACGACGCCCTTCGACAACACCACGACGAATATCCGCGTGGGTATTCCGACGTCGACGGGCATCCTGTTTGCTGCGACCACTGCTAACACTGCCGGTCGCCGCGACTACGCTGGTACGGGCGCCCAGGTTTCGGCCAATGCCATTGCGCTGACGGCTGATACCACGGTGCAGGCTATCGTGTCCATCGACACTTCGACGGTCACGGCTGGTTCCGTCATCGTTCACGTTGTGATTATCTAACAGGGTGTGGCAGGGTCTGCTTCGGCGGGTCCTGCCTTCCTTGCTATAGGAGCCCAGCATGCCCTCTATTAAGGCTATTCGCCTTGTCCCTTTCCAAGTGTCGACTTCGGCAACCACGACGAGCCCCGCCATCGACCTTGACTACCGTTTCGACGGCACGCCGGTTCGCACCTTCTTCGTTCAGAAGAGTACCGCTGCTGGTCCGTCCGTCTTCCTCGAAGCCGCGCCGACCACCGCTGGTCCGTGGATCGCCTTCGCTGAAGTGACGGCTGGCGTGACCAGTACGGTTGTGCCGTTCGAGCTTGACGTTCCCTTCGTCCGCACTTCTTATGCTGGCGGCGGCCCGCTCGTTACCATTTACGGAGTCGTGTAAGGAGTCGCGCCAATGGCAACCAGCGGCGTAGCCTCCTTCGACCCTACCTTCGACGACATCTTGCAGGACGCCGCTGCCATGGTTGGTGGCGGCCCTGTTCTTGCTGACGAACTGATTAGCGCGAGGCGCGGCCTCGACTACATGCTTACCAGCATCCAAAATCAGAACGTCCTTCTCCACAAGATCGAAACTACCACGGTCCCCGTATCGGCGTCCGTATCCACGCTGACGTTTGGGCAGTCCATCTCCGACGTTCTTACCGCAAGTGTCGAAACCAGTTCAACGGAAATCCTGTTGGACCGGGACGGCTATGAGCGTTGGGCAGAAATTCCTACCAAGTCCCAGACCGGTCGCCCCACGCGCTTCTGGTGGGACCGGCGCCGCGACTCCAACATCATGCACTTCTGGCCGCTGCCCGACCAAACCTATACCATCGTGCTAACCGTTCAGAAGAACGCCGACGACACGCTGCGCGCCTTCGACAACATCGACGTACCGCGCCGGTTCCTGCCCGCCATCACCTATGGCCTCGCCTACTGGATTGGTCTGCGCCGTGGCACCCGCGTTGACGCCACTCGCCTGCTTCTGCTCAAGGGCGAATACGATGCTCAACTGAAGGCGGCGATGCGAGAAGACCGTGAACGCGGTCCCTTCCGGCTCAGAATCGGAATCCGCTGATGCCCTACACCTACACGACTCTCAGCAATGACGTTATCGCCAACATGGAAGAGGACTCCGAGGAGTTCGTCTCTGCTCTCCCTTCCATCATCGAACGCGCTCAGGCCCACTTGCAACGGCGCCTCGACCCTGTCAACATTATCCGCTTCACCGAAATTTCTGTCAGCGCGTCCAACCGCACGCTGGCCCTGCCGAGCGACCTGCTTGTCCTCAAGTCCATCCAAGTTTGCGCGACGGGCGGCTGGAACAATCTGCTCGAACAGAACAACGAGTTCCTGACCGCGTACTGGCCAGACTATACATCGGTCGCCCCTACCAAATATTATGCGCCCAAGGACAACGCCACCATCTTCTTGGCGCCGACGCCTCCCTCCGACGCCACGGCCCTCATCGAATACATTCCCCGTGTCACGGTCCTGAGTTCTGCCTTCCCCTCCAATTACTTCTCGCAGTACACCGACGCTGCCTTCTTCGCGGCGACCATGCTGTATGCGAATGCGTGGACGAAGAACGCGGCTGGCACCACAATCTGGAAGGGCATTCTCGACGAGGAACTCGCGGTCCTCAACAACGAGTTCTCCCGTGCCCGCCGCTCCGACACCGTCAATCGCTACAACGGTTCTCCCGAGAACACTATTGCGGGGCAGCCCTAATGTCCGTCATGGACATGTGGTCGGTATGCGACCGCTGCGGCTTCGACTACAAGCGGCGTGACCTCCGCAAAGAAACCACCAACTTCGTGGTCTGCTACTCCTGCTATGATGGCCTATACGACCGCAAGAGCCACCCACAAAACAAGTCGCCCAAGCCGCGCCGCGAACTGAAGCCTGTGCCCGATGGGCGCCCCGACCAAACCAATTATGGCTCCTAACCATGTCGCTTCCAGTTTGGTCCTTGTGCGACAGATGCGGACAGAAGTATCACCGCCGCAAGCTTCGTAAAGAATCTACGAACCTAGTCGTCTGTTCCTCCTGCTACGACGGTATCTATGACGCGAAGAGGCACCCTCAAAACAAGCCTCCGCGCCCGCGCCTAGAATCCCGCAAGGTTCCGGACGGTCGCCAGCAGGCATCCCTAACTGAGTATCTCGCGCAGGAGAACAGCGCATTCCTTTTGCTGGAAGACGGGGGCGAAATCATCGTAACCCAAGTCGTCTGGAACCCCTCTATGTCATCGTCGCCCTAGGATTCCTATCATGGACATGAAATTGCTTTTAGATTTTATTGCCACGTTCCTATGGCCCCTCTTGATGGCATACGGTGCATACCTCCATCGGGAGATTTCGTCCGTGCAAACTAAGGTAGAACACCTCCAAGAAATCCACCATCGGCACGTTGCCCAGGTCAACAAGGATTTCGCTACCCGCGAAGTTGTCTCCGACCTTGAAAACAAACTGACAACTGTGCTAAATAGGATTGACGACAAAGTAACCCGAATCCTTGAGGAGCGCAAGTAATGCCCTCTACCTTTGATCCGCTTCTTCGCCTCGAACTCCAGGCGACCGGCGAAAACGCTACCACTTGGGGCATCAAGACCAACAACAACCTCGACCTCATCGCTGCCGCCGTAGCCGGTATCGCGACCGTCAGCGTGTCCGCTGGTGACACCACCCTCTCCACGGCAAACGCGCTGCCCGATCAGGCTCGCTGCGCCATCCTCCTAGTCGAGGGCACACTTACTGCCGACGCGAACATTCTAGTTCCCGCCTCGCCCAAGACCTACATCTTCATCCGCAACACCAGCGGCTCCTTCAACATCACGGTCAAGCAGGGCGCCGGTTCCGGCACTGTCCTGCCCACCACCGGCCCTGCCCTCATCGTTAACACAAGTGTTACCACGCTCGATCTGATGGCGGGCCTCCTCGACAATTATGGCATCCGGATCACCGAGACGCTCTAATGTCCGCGACCTTTCAGGACCAGAAGCTCACCGAACTAAACTTCGACGTCGGCGTCGTCAAGGAGAAGACACGCCTAGACGCCGGGGGCTTCTGGACTGACGCCGACAAAATCCGCTTTCGCTACGGGCGCCCCGAACTTCTTGGCGGCTGGCAGCTTGCAGTAGACCCCTCCCAGGCAGGCAAAATCTTCGGGACTGCGCGCGACCTTGCTTCTGTCCGCAGCCGCCAAGGCATTGCCACTGCCGTAATCGGCACCGATGCGGGCCTGTTCTCCAGCGAACTTTCCTCCTTCTACAACATCACGCCCCTCACTTCCACCGTTTCCTCGACCAACATCCTGTCCACGACGGCAGGCTCCGTCAACGTCATTGTCTCTGTATCGGGCCACGGCCTGACAACCGGCAGCCTCATCGAGATCGTCTCCGTCTCCGCCACTATCGGCGGCAACATCCGCATCTGCCCGACCGTCAGCACCACCGCCACCTACCAAATCACCGCCATCACCTCCAATAGCTTCTCCATCAGCACGGGCGTTACGGCTGCTGCCACCTCCCTTACCACGGGCGGCCCTGCCACAATCGGCCTCAACTACCCGGCTGGCACTGCCGACACCCTTCTGCAAGCGGGCTGGGGCACGGGCGTTTGGGGAGGCAACTTCGGGTGGGGCGCCTCTAGTGGCACCTTTAGCGTCCCGCTTCGTCTCTGGTCGCTTGATCTGTGGGGCACCGACATAATGGCCGTTCCTTCCGACGGTCCCCTTATGTACTGGACCACCAGCGCCAACATTGTAAGCCGGGCCATCATAGTTACCGCTGCGCCCTCCGTAAACCAAATCGTGCGGATAGCCTCTGAGGCGCGCCACGTTCTTCTCTACGGCACCCACGACGTCTCTGGCAGCTACAGCCCGCTTCTCATTCGCTGGTGTTCGCAAGAAGATTT